TCGTCTTGATATCGATTATATTTAAATCATGGGACACGGACATATTCGAGGTACATCGAATCCTTGATCTATATGTACACCCTCTGTCCCTTTTCATTCCTTTATTCCCTTTCAAAACTATGCGTAAAGTTGAACAGCAAATGAACGAAGCAATCCTAAACCGTAAGGATTTCTTTAAGGGCAACACTAGTGTTGAAAATTACATCACAGAGACAGGCGCTAGGGAAGCAGTTGTTAAACTACACGGCAACCACATCGCTACGATTGGTGACACATTACAGATTAGTGACGCTGGGTGGCAAACCGTGACCACCAAAAGCAGATTAAATGCACTATGTAATGAGTTTGCAGAAGGTTGCTACGTTTTTCAAAAAAACTTCGATTGGTTCCTAGGAGATGTTGACGGTAACGTTCGACCATTCCCAACTGAAGAGTTTGTGACAGTTTAAATACTGTCACTCGGGCTCGTGCCACGCACGGGCCTAGGCCTTATAATAGGCCCATAAGACAAATTACCCTTTTCAGTTTTATGCCAAATCATTGCCGTAATCGAGTTACAATTTCTGCCCACGAGGGCAAAGAAGATCAGTTTAAAGCAGTTCTTAAGGCCTTTGAATCTGACCGACCATTCCAGAGCCTCTATCCACAACCAGACTGGCCAAATACACCAAACGACAAAGGAGAACTTCCAAAGCTTAAAGAACTGAAGAATCCAGATGGCTCAGTTTTTATGATTACATACGAATTTCCAGATGGCAAGAATGATGACCGCTGGTACGATTGGTGCTACAAACACTGGGGCACGAAATGGGATGCCTACGATAGAGAGGAAGGCGACATTGACGAAGAATGTGGCTACGCTGAATTTGAATTCCACACAGCATGGGGCCCTGCCGACGGCATTTATAATAAAATTGCTGAAGACTATCCTGATGTCAGCGTTTCGTGGTTCTATGATGAGCCAGGAATGGAATGTGCTGGATACTTACCAAATTAATTGTTACTAATTGTTACAGGCGCTTGATTCGTCTTGCGTCTGTTTCTATAATAGGCTTGTAAATCAAATTAACACCCAAATGATTACACAAACTTCTTTCAATCTTACAGATCTACCAAAAAGAGAGTATAATGGCTGGTCTGATTGGACTACTTGGAATTGCGCTCTTTGGATAGGTAACGATCAGGGCCTTTATAATGAGGCCAAGTATTCAGTTGACTATATTGATTTCATTAACACTGTAATGGAATTTCTTCCTACAACACCAGATGGCGCTAAATGGGATGAGGCCGACGTTTTTGAAATGAACGAAATGATGGCCGAATTATAACAGATTGTTACAGGGCCCTAGAAATCTAGGGCTCTGGAACTATAATAAGAATATACAAATTAATTCCCTTTTATGTACACTAAAAAAAGAGTCATCAGACCAAACAACGAAGTAGTTAGATATTATTGTGATAATGGCTATGGCCTATCCGTCGCCTGTCATGAGCATTCTTATGGAGGCAAAGACGGCCTTTATGAAATTGCACTTTTAAAAGACGACAAATTACATTATGACAATAACTGGCCAGATGTCAAAGGTTATCTAACCAAAGCGGAGGTTTGGGTCTGGCTGAAAATTGTTTCAGAATATTAAGTGTTTGTAAAGAGTGCTTGAAAAGGCACTCTTATGAACTATAATAATAGTATAAGACAAAAACAACCCTTTTCAAATTATGTCAACTTTACATCACGAAGACCTACTCTGGGACATCTTGGACGAAGTAATAGAAAACTTCCCATACCTAGACGAAGAAAAGCAAATCGAAATTGCTAACCAAAGATTCGAGGATATGTGCCAATAATGTTTAATAAAGACTTAACACCAATGTACGGCGGCAGAGTTCTTATGAACCAGTCCGCCATGAAAGATCCAGTAATTGCCGCAGTATTAAAGGACATGCAGGCACGGAACTGGGAACCATTACCAACACCGCTGCCAGGCACTTGGTACATCTCAGACAGAGACTAAAAGCCTGGCCCAGCTTTTACAACAAATTGTAAACTTTGTATTGTTTTATTGCCTCTAGTCTCTATAATAGAGGTATAAGAAATTTATCCCTTTTATTATGACACCATTTGCAGAAAGAATTGCTAGAAGAATCCTAGACGTAGAAAACTTTGAGAACGTCGCTCACGTTTGTTGCGACTGGGAAGAGTTTACCCAAGAGATCGCAGAGTGGGGCGTCGACCACATTGCTTGCATTGACTTTGATGACCTATCCGAAGAAGACATTGACTTTCTAGACTCATTCATTGCTTCATTCGGTTGCTCTCCTAGTAATCCACACCCTTGCTCTATGAAATACAACTAAATGTAACGTTTAGTTGATTTTTCACCTCTACCGACTATAATAGAGGTATAAGTTAAATTAATTCCTTTTTTATTATGATACAAAAATTCGTTGAAGTTCCAAATACAACTATTCAAGAACCAGTCACAAATGACTTCGGTTATGACCTCTGCTACGATATGGCACAGGAGTATGGCATAGCGGAATTAGTCTGGTATGCACTCAACGGCAAGAGAGTCGTTGAAGGTACTTATACTAATGAGGACTAATGACAGCATCTATTGAAGCGCTCATTGAGCAGGGTTACACATTCAAAAGACTTAGACCACGCCGCCCACGGAAGGGCGAACTGGTTATGAGCATGACAAAGGGCATCAGAACCAACACCAACAGAAGGGGACAAGCGTATAGCGCTCACGCCCTACGCCCTGAGACTAATGTAATCGAGGCGCCTAAGTCATCATACTATAAGACCAGCGGATAGTTCGTGCTGGCAGCAGTTGTTTGGGGGGTGATGATTTCCCCCAAGCGTAGCGTAGTAAAAAAGCTAAACATCCCTAACCTACAAAAGTATGCACCATCGAGACAAATATAAAAATTTCGCCGAGAGCCACAAGACTGGCCAGGATTGGCCATTTTGGAAGGTAGTTCTTGCAGGGTGGTTAATCAGATCCCCCATGAAGATACTGAGGTTCTTTCTTGGTTTCGGTTTCTTATTACTTCTACTGATTTTTGAGTTTGTGCCAGAAAATACTCAAAAAAATTTGGGTGGCCAAAATACCCCTCAGAGGTCTTATTGACAAGCACCTATATACATGGTATGATTATATTACACCTTTGAATATTACATGGCGAAAGGATTTAAAGTAAAGGCAGCCAAACCAGCAGTTGCCCCCAAAGATGATTTCGATATCGAAAAAGTCAAACAGCATTTACAGGGAAAGAAGATAGTATTTTGTATGCCTGGTAGAGGTTGTAGTTATACCTTCCTAAAGAACTTCGTACAACTTTGTTTTGATATTGTTGGTTGTGGAGGTGCAATACAGATATCACAAGACTACAGTAGTATGGTAAACTTTGCAAGATGCAAGTGTCTTGGTGCAAATGTACTACGTGGAAAGGAACAGAAACCTTGGGATGGTAAATTAGAGTATGACTATCAGTTATGGATAGACAATGATATAGTTTTTAATACAGAAAGTTTCTTCAGACTTATGCAGTTAGGTATGGAGAAGGATATTGCAGCTGGTTGGTATGCAACTGAAGATGGCACTACCACATCCATTGCACACTGGTTGGAAGAAGAAGACTTCAAAAAGAATAAAGGTGTCATGAATCATGAAACTGTAGAGACAATGAGTAAGAGAAGAAAACCTTTTACATGCGACTATACAGGTTTCGGATGGGTGTCGATTAAAAAAGGTGTGTTTGAGAATCTAGAGTATCCTTGGTTTGCACCTCAGATGCAAGTCTTTGAGTCTGGTGAGGTACAGGATATGTGTGGTGAGGATGTCAGTTTCTGTTTAGATGCAAAGAAGAAGGGTTATGAGATATGGTGTGACCCTCGTATACGTGTAGGACATGAAAAAACCAGAGTCATATGATGTAAGAGTCAAAGGACGACTCGTTCTTTCTAACGGAAGTATGGAAGACGCAATGGAAATCATTCAAGACCTCTCTGAGGCTTATTATAATACAGGTCAACCAGACCCAAGTACAATTACAATGGAGTTAAGCAATGGCGAAAATGAAACAATCAATGATGGGTAGTAGTTTTGTAGAGACAAGACCCAAAAAAACTCGGCAAGGACTCGGAAAACACTCGAAGTTCAGCGCAACTTCTCGAAATAAAGCAAGAAAACGTTATCGAGGCCAAGGGAGATGACAAAGACGACGCCATATCAAGCACTTCCAAAGGGACTCTATGTAATGAATAGTCCTATAGCTGGTCAAGGTATCTTTACAATGGATGAAATACCATCAGGTACTGAGCTTGGTATGTCGCATATTGTTGTAGATGAAGAAATATATCGCACTCCACTTGGTGGATTCATAAATCACAGTGATAATCCCAACTGTGAAAAGTATTTAATAGGTAATAAGTACTATATTCGCACAATTAAAGACATAAATCCGATTGAAGAGCTTGTCTTAAAATATACATTTTATAAAGTAGTATAAATATATTGAGTAAATTGCATCAAGAAGTAGATGCCAGTCATAAGACAACGACAATCTAGACGTTTTAAGGATATTTCTCTATCTTTTAAGAGACATCCTGTAACAAATGATATACTTGCACTTACAAATGAGGATGCAATTAAGAGATCTGTTCGTAATTTAGTTGAAACAGTGAATGAAGAGAGATTTTTTAACTCTCTGATCGGTTCTCATGTGAAAGAAAGTCTTTTTGAAATACCAGATAATAATCTAAGAGCGACTTTAAAATCACAGATTGAAAACTCAATACTGAATTTTGAACCTAGAGTCAAATTGACGAATGTAATTATCAATCATCCAAATGATACGAACGATTTAGAGGTCACAGTGGCTTATGATATCATCGGCCAAGAGGCAACTCCCCAAGAAATAAAATTTATCCTTCAACCAACTAGAGTATAATGGCATTTACACAATATACGAATCTCGATTTTGAAGAAATTAAGGTTTCTTTGCGTGAATATCTGCGTGCCAACTCTAATTTTACCGATTATGACTTTGAAGGATCTAATTTATCCATATTAATTGACACTTTAGCATACAATACCTACGTTACAGCCTATAATACTAACATGGTTGCTAACGAATCGTTCATTGATAGTGCAACTTTACGTGAAAATGTCGTAGCTTTAGCACGAAATGTGGGTTATATACCCTCTTCAAGACGATCTGCAACCGCAAATGTGAGTTTCACAATAGATTTAGGGTCGGGAACCTCAAAATCTAGCGTGACTTTGAAGGCTGGATTGGTTGCATTAGGTGATTTTGCGAATACAAACTACACTTTTTGTGTTTCAGAGGACATTACATCGCCTGTAACTGATGGATTTGCAGAATTTACCATAGATATCAAACAAGGAACGTTTGTAACCAACGAATTTGTCGTAGATACGTCTCAACCTAACCAAAAATTCATAATTCCTAACCCATATGTCGACACATCAACGTTAAAAGTGCAAGTTAGAGACACTTTAACGTCATCTTCAAGGAAAACTTACTCACAAATCGATAATATTGTCGGAATTAGTACTCATTCTGAGACATTTTTGATACAAGAGATACAAGATGAGAAATATGAGCTACTTTTTGGTGATGGAGTACTCGGAAAACGACTAAGTAATGGAAATGTTATCAATTCCACATATATTGTGACCGATGGAGTCGGTGGAAATGGAGTTTCTAACTTTTCTTTCGCTGGAAAACTCGTAGATAACGATGGAGGACTCATTACAAGCGGAATTTCTGATATAATAACGAATGAAAGGTCAAGAAACGGTGCTGAAGTCGAAAGTATCGACACAATTCGTAATTTATCGACTAGAGTTTACTCGGCACAACACCGAGCAGTCACAGCTAACGATTATGAAGCAATAATTCCAACAATTTTCCCAAATGCGGAGAGTGTAACCGCTTATGGAGGAGAAGATTCAAGTCCTCCACAATATGGAAAGGTATTTTTATCAATAAAACCCAAAAATGGTCGATTTATCTCGGATTTTGACAAAAGACAACTTTTAGACAAATTAAAAAGCTATTCTGTAGCTGGAATTCGTCAAGAATTTGTAGATTTGAAATATTTGTATGTTGAAATTGACACAAACGTCTATTATAACACAAATGCTATTGCAAGTGTTGATAACTTAAAAACTACAATCAGAAATTCCCTTGAAACTTATGCAAATTCATCAGATTTGAATTCTTTCGGTAGTAGATTCAAATATAGTAAAATTTTGAAGATAATTGATGATAGTAGTTCTGCAGTAACGTCAAATATTACAAAAGTAATCATTAGACGTAATTTAGACGTTGATACAGCTAATTTTGCTCAATATGAATTATGTTTTGGTAACAAATTCCATAATCGTAATAAAGGTTACAATATAAAGTCTACAGGATTTGTTGTAGACGGTATTCGTGGTGTTTGTTACTTTACAGACGCTTATATTGATGAAAAAACTGGTAGATTGATTATTTTCCGATTAAGTAACACAGGAGCCGTTGAAATTGTTAATAATAATGCTGGAACAGTAAAATATGATATCGGTGAAATTCTTATAGATACAATACGCATACTTTCAACTATTAAGTCTGATAATGCTGTTGAAATTGAAGCAATTCCAGATTCAAATGATATCATTGGATTAAAAGATTTGTATTTACAATTATCTATCGCAGATAGTAAAATAAACGTTGTACAAGATATTATATCCACTGGTGCTGATACATCTGGTGCTAACTATGTTTCTACTTCCAGTTTTACAAATGGTTCTAAGGTTCGTGGTGATATAGTAACAGAATCAGGTTCAACATCTAGTCTTGTTGGATATGTAAACGGTCAAGCTTACTATGGTGCTTATCACACAATGAGTGATGGTTCAAGAATGACAGGTAGTACTCATTCTTCTGATAGTCAAGCTATAACAAGCACTCCAGGCACTACATCTTCGTCATCAACCACTACAGGTTCATCATATTCA